ACATTGCCGATTTACAAAAGCAGATTGATGAAGAAAGAAAAGGAACAAATAAAAAAGACTACGAGGCAGAGAGAGAAAAATATAAAGCGCTACGGGAAAAATTTGAATTTGAAAGAGACGTAATAGGATCTGCGATTTCAGTTGACGATCACCAAGCGCGGCTTGAAAAAATTGTTGTTCATATAAATACGAAACTGGAAATTATTCCAAGCAAGGCGGCGGTAAAATTTGATTTACCACAGCATGTAAAAAAAGGTTTAAAAGAATTAGTTGATGAAATAAAAAATGAACTTAGCGACTACGACAAATATCGATTACGGCTGGAGAACAGCTCCGGAAGCTCTGTTAAAAGCTCAAGAGGCGGAAAGAAAAACGCTAAGCCTGTTCGCGCCAAAAAGAAAACCGGCGCTAAGCGAGTGGGCAAGTAAAAATTTTTATCTGTCTCCGGAGTATTCAGACTTTGATTCGCCTGTCTTATATGACTGGGCAATGGCTCCTTATCAAAAAAGAATATTAGATATTGTTTTTGAGCCGGGTGTTAAAAAAATAGTGCTTGTTTTTGGGACACAGTTAGGAAAAACATTAATTACAATGATAATTAAAGCGGGAATAATTGAGCACTCGCCAAACGGGATACTATTTGTTGAACCGTCGAAAGATTTGGCCAGCAATTATATGCGAGAACGGTTTAACCCAATGGTGCGCGATAACGAATTTTTATTTAAAAAAATAAGAGAGCAAAGAGAAAAAGGAAGTAAAAGTGATTCTGTTTTTCATAAAAGTTTTGACGGCGGTTATTTAGCAATCGCCGGTTCAAACTCTCCGAGTCAACTAAGTTCAAGGCCAGTGCCCTATGTAATTTTTGATGAGTTGGATTTATGCAAATTATCCTCGGGCAAAAGAGGCAGCCCAAATAAATTGGTTGAAAGAAGGCAGTCGAATTTTGAAAATAGTTTATTGGTCGAAACATCTTCCCCGGGAGATGAACAAGAATCAATGATTTGGCCTGATCTTGAATTAACAGATTTCGAAAAATATTTTGTGCCTTGCCCTGCCTGTGATTACAGGCAAGTTTTAGTTTGGGAACAGATGCGGTACCCAGAAAAGAAAGCTGAGTTAAGTTACTATGAATGTGAAAACTGCAAGGAACATTTAACCAATGACGCTAAACCTTATATGCTAAGGAAAGGTATTTGGATGCCTACACAAATAGGATTGCCGGGAACATTTGGTTTTCATTTGCCGAGGCTATATTCACCGTTTCCACGAGCAAGCTGGGAAGAAATGGTAAACGAAAAAATAGAAGCAGACAGGCAGGCGAAAAGAGGCAATCCGGAATTAGCAAAAGTTTTTATTAATACCGGGCTTGCGTTAAAGTTTAATCCAAATTTTACAATAACAAAAAAACAAACCTTAGTTGACAGGGTTGAATTATACTATCACGAAACGCCGCCGGTACTGCCCGAGGGCGTAGTTTATATTACCTACGGAACAGACGTACAGGATAATCGTTTGGAGACCACTGTTGTAGGCTGGGGAATAGGTGATGAGAGCTGGAGATTGCTACGGAAGGTACACGCCGGTAACCCGGCGCTTGATTATTTGTGGAGCGAATATTTTATATGGAAACAATCATTAATCTTCAAACACCCCTACGGTGTAGATCTAAAAATTTCTTCCGGGTGTATTGATACCGGCGGGCATCATGCGGACATAGTTTATACTTACGTCCGCGATAAACAGCATCTGCATTATTACGCTTTCAAAGGAAGTAACACAAACAAAGGACCAATGCTTCCGCAGAAACCGTCGTTTAATAACAAAGGAAATATTCCTCTTTATTTAATTAACACGGTAGCGGCGAAGGATAGTATTTACGCGCGTCTACTCATTCCGCCGCCTGAACCGTATCAACCAACTCCGGGCTTAATGCATTTTAATCAACATTGCAATGAAGAATATTTTGATCAACTGCTGTCGCAAAAAGTAATATTAACCAATGACGGCAAAGCGTACCGGGACATACCAAACACCCGGCAGGAAGCAATAGACTGCGAAGTTATGGCATACGCCGCGCTGAAGATTGACGGGCCAGATCTCGCATTGGTAGCTGAGGACCTCAAACATTATCAAGAAAGCAAAACCAAACCGATAGAGAAAAAAGAATTGAACAGATCATCTAATTGGGCAACGAGGTGGAATAAATAACATGAAAAAATTTAGTGATCACTTTTTATTTAGAAGATGGAAATCAATTGAAACTAAAACGCCGCCAACAGGAGAGAACATTTTACTTTTGTTTGATGACGGTACAATCTATATCGGACAATATATGCCGGAAAATTTTTTAGCAAAATTTTATCAGCCGTTCGGAACAGAAGAGCGCGGAATATTTACCGGCAAAGCTAAGGTTATTAAGTGGGCTGAATTAGATCTGGATGATTCGAATTCCTTTTAATAGCTAAAACTGTTTTACCGTTCTTTACATATTTATAAGTTTTAATAACAGAGACGCCGTTTAACTCAACCTCGCAGATTTCACCTCTGCGGGCGTGCATAAAGAATAAATCATTAGCGGCGTCAAGGTCCTCGGGATAAGAAATATTATATCCTTCTTGACCGTGTTTGATAAATGGAAAAACGATTTTTTCTTTAGGCATGTTTAAATGTAAAAATAAAAGGATGAATGATGGAAGAAATAATAATTTTTATTTTAGGTATGAATGCAGGAGTTAGCTTCTTGTTTATAATAAACAAAACAATACGAGAAGAAAAAAAAACTATTAAAAAACTGAAAGAATTGGAGAAACCTTTATGAAAGCAACAATTGAGAGCACAACAAAAATAACACACCTTAATGGAGTACCGGCAAGAATATGGGAAGGACAAACTGAAAGCGGAATTAAAATACATTGTTACATAACAAGAGTGGCTATTGATAAAGATGACCCGAGAGCCGAAGAATTTGAGAAAGAACTTAAAGAGCAAAAAGTTCCATCGCCGGAAATTGAGGCAATACCATTAAGGATGATACTGTAAGCCCAAAAACATTTATAACGGGGTTGCAAATAATTTGACGCCCATAAATTGTTCTTAAAAATTTTGATTGACATAAATCCAGCAGTCACAAAAAAGACCGCACTGAAAAGCGCGGTCAAATTGATTTGCTGGTTATGGGTTTTTGCGCCGGACATCTTTGAGAGCTTTCGCAACGAGATAATCAGAGTAGCTCAAATCTTTACGCGCCTCGTCTATGATTTGTTTTTCGCCGTACGTTACACGAGCGCGAATTGTTAGTTCGCGCCCGCCTTTGTGGGGAGTAATTTTGTTATTTAACATCATCGCCCTCTGCATCTTTGACGTAGTCAAAAATAAGACTGTCAATTGTGCTAAGTGTCTCATTTGGCTGACCGTAACAGTTGAGTGTAAATAATAATCTCTCATCGCAATCATGGATGTAGATTATATGATCCTCGTCAACTGCGTGGGATGTAGCATCGTTTAGACTGCTAACATTAATAGCGTCATCTTCGCTTGTCCCAACTGATATATTGAGTGGCAAGTAACTGGTGATTGTTGGTTGCTGTTCCATTTTGTAGCTCCTTTTATTTGTTAAAGTCAATCATAATGTCTGATGTAAATATATATCTTTGTAGCTACAAAGTCAAGTAAAATCGACAAAAAAATAAAAATAATTTCACTTTTTTTTTATTGAGAAAATAGGTTAAAAACAAAGGATTTATAATTACTCAAATGTTAGGCGCAAAATACCCATAACGGAGTTGCAAATAAGCCGATTACGGCTTAAAGGTAGAAACTAAAATTGATAACTAAACAAAACATATTAACTAATTAAAATAACCGCACCGAGCAAGTAATTCGGCTTGATTTGCTTGTTTGGCTGCCGTTTAGGAGTAACGATGGAAGAATACATAAAAATACAAACCATCTTCAAGCGTGACCCGTTGACCAATCACAAAACATTATTAGAGGGTGACTATTCCCTTCCAGAATTTGATTACCTAAAAAATAATACTTGGGTATTTACAGAAAAAGTTGACGGAACAAACATACGGGTAATGTGGGACGGCAAGGAAATTGACTTCGGTGGTAAAACGGACAACGCACAAATACCGGCTTTCTTAGTTAAGAAATTACAAGATAGATTTTTACCACAGGCACAACAGTTCGTTGAAAAATTTGGCGTGGAAACAACAGGCGTTTGTTTATATGGGGAAGGTTACGGAGCGAAAATACAAAAAGGTGGTGGGAATTATAGACAAGACCAAGACTTTGTTTTATTCGATGTTAAAATTGGTGAATGGTGGTTACAGAGAGAGGACGTTGAAGATATAGCCAAATTTTTTGGGTTAGATGTTGTGCCGATAATTGGCGAAGGAACTTTAACAGAAATGGTTGAGCAAACACGAAAAGGGTTTAATAGTATGTGGGGCAATTTTCTTGCTGAGGGAATAGTCGCCCGTCCCCAAACAGAATTACTATGCCGAAACGGGTCACGCTTGATTACGAAAATTAAGCATAAAGATTTTAGGTCAGCCTAACTACTACTTAACCCGCAAGGAGAAAAAGTTTGGAATTTTTTAGATATACAAAGAAAAACAGAGGCAGTAACAACATGTGTCCACAACCGGTTGTGGACACAAATGATACTCTGTTGAAACTTAGAATTAATAAAAAATTGAAAGCAAGAATTATGGATATCTCAAAAGAAAAAAACAAAACCGCGAGTGAACTTACAAGACTTTTGTGGCAAGATTATTTTAATAGGGTTGATAAAAAGGCGTGGGAAGAAGAAACAAAAAATTGGTAAAATAAATTAAATCTCAAGAGGTGATACATGGCGGGCAACGAACTACACATATATTTAACGGTTGAGAATAAAGATAAGCTGCTGCGGATTGGCAACACTCTTGATAAGTCTGCGACCAAATTAGTAAATTCCATAATCAGCGATATGTCTAACCAAGAAATAGAAGATCGCATCTTGAGAATTTTACAAAAAGATATCGGGCTTACGAGGGATTCAAAAATAAAACTTGATGAGGGAAAATAAATAATGAAACAAGAAATAAAAATTTCCATAAACTCATCCGCAGAAAAATTAACCATGGCCATAATTAGAACTACTAAAGCATTTCAAGATTTAGCTGATGCTTTAGAAAAACAATTGTTGCTTCAAGATAAAATTCGTTTGGGTGTTGGTTTGGGTTTTAAAAAACACATATATGGAACGAAGCGTTTCTTTATATTAGATTATTGGCAAACTCTGCTTTTATATCGAGTAATAAGTATTCGTTGTTTTATAACTAAAGTGTTTTCAAAAACTTGATGAGGGGAAATAATGAGCACAAGATCAACAATAATATTAACCGCGCAGAATGAACATTGGTATAGAGATTGTAATTCTCAGTATAATGAAGATACAAAAACCCTTCGGGGAATAGTTTTAGAATTTGATAAAATACACCGCGTTGAAACAGACGAAGAAGGAACGAGAATAATTATTGAAGAGGATACGGAATTATATAATGAATTAATAAAATTATTTGGTCATTAGTTTTTACTTCACACCTTGAAGTACGCTGAAGTACTGTGAAGTATTTATTAATTTATCTTTTGCTCACCTTTGCCCTAAACATAATAGGGCAATATGTTTATCGATTCCATCATATACGCCGGCGCAACCTGGTATTACTTAGAAGTCTTCGCAAGCTATTCCGCCCTGGAATGGACTCTCAAAATTTATCTCAAACTTAACAGCAGCGCGGCGGTTGAAATTTTAACAACGGCTTCGGGCTCGGCATTTTTTATAAACAAAGATGCTGCTGATACTGTTATTCCGCAAGGCAAGTACGCTTACCAATATGTTTTCACTAACAATTCAACTGGCAAGGTAGAAGTTCCTTACGAAGGTTTCGTGGAAGTTAAATCCTTGCTTTCGGTTGCCGGTGATCTTCGCTCCAGCGATGAATTGGTTCTCGAAAAACTATACGCTGCCCGCTTAACAATTTCGGGGAGAGACTATGTAGAAATTAATATCGGCGGCAAAGCCGCAAAATTTAAAACGCTCGAAGAGATTGAAGCAAAAATTAATGAGATCGAAAAGAAGCTCGGTCTCGTTGAATCCAAAAGACTTTTATTCAGGTTTGAAAATTAATGGGCTGGTTACAAAACATATTACAAACACCGGGAGGGTCAAAAAAATCCGTTGCAAACAAACGGGTAATTGTACGCAGCAATGGAAACCCGCCTCGCCGAAACTTTACAGCGCCCTTGAAAAAAACCCCAAATCTACGCAACGAAAGTTCCATAGCTGCCGGCGCGGTTACCCGTTTAACATCGGATTGGCTCGGCATTACACGGTCAATCAACGCAGACATACGCGCGGGGTTAGTGCGCATCCGCGCGCGCGCGAGACAAGCCGCGATGGAAGATCCTTACGCAAAGAAATTTTTACGAATGCTGGAAAGAAATGTAGTTGGTCCCGATGGATTTATAATGCGCGGCAAAGTTCAGAAAGAAGTTAGAGATAAAGAAACCGGCAGAATACGTTTTGAAAAAGAAAGAGATATAAACCGGTTTATCGAAAGTAAATTTAAAATCTGGTCAAATAAAAAATTTGCGACCGTCCTTGGTAATGTTTCATTCCGCCGCGCGTGTCAATTAATTGTAAAGTGTACCGCCCGCGATGGTGAAATTTTTATCATTGAGAGAAGAGACACAAATAAGTTTGGTTACTCGTTGCAGTTAATTGAATCCGATTACTGCGACGAAACATTTAACTCAGTGTTAAGCAACGGCAACGTTGTAGTAATGGGAGTTGAGATTGATAAACAACGCCGTGTACAGGCTTACTGGTTCAGAACTCCGCGTCTTGAAACAGAAGCCATGGGGGGAATATACGGCGGAGGAAGAACGCCCGTTGAAGCCAGCAAGGTTATACATGTATTCGTAAAAGAATCGCCGTTCCAGTTGCGCGGCATTTCATGGTTTGCCCCAATGCTCGTAAGGCTGAAGATGCTTAACGCTTACGAGGAAGCTTCGCTTATTGCCGCGCGCGTTGCTGCGTCTCAAACGATCGCGCTCGAAAGAAAAGATAATTACGGCGGCGCGGGACCGAACAAAGCAAACATTGCCGGCGGAGCTGAAGACAGCAACGGAAATATAGTTCAGCCTATCGCGCCCGGGGAAGCATGGCTGGCTCCTGACGGGTATAAAGTTATTAACTATACGCCCACCGCTCCTAATGACAAACAAGCAAATTTCACCGAACATAATCTCCGCGGTATTGCTACCGGCGGCGATGTATCGTTTATAAATCTCGCTAACAATTACTCGCAAGTTAACTACACAAGCTCACGCACAAATTTATTAGAGGAAAGAGATTCCTTTGAAGATCTGCACGCATGGTGCAAAGAAGATTTTCTTGATGACATTTCTTCGAATTGGTTTGAGATGGCTTGTATCTCCGGCGAGCTTCCGCGCGAGTGGCTGCTTAACCTGGATTATTATGACAAGATAGAATTCAAAGGCAGAGTGTGGCCATGGGTTGACCCGGAAAAAACAGCCAACGCTAACATCAAAGAAAATTTAAACAACATGAAAACTCTTGAAGAAATCTTTGATGAAAAAGGTTTGGATTGGGAAGAAGAGTTGGAACAATTGGCGGCGGAGAATGAATTTCTTGTAAAGCGGAAATTAAGAAGAGAAGTTCAACAGGTAGTTGTAGTCGGCGATGTTCAGCCTCCGGAAGATGATGAAAAAGAAAACGGCAACGGCAAAGCAAAACATTACGCAACATTTCAAAATTAATAAGAGACTGTTATGAAATACCCAATTAAAAATTACAAGAAATATTCTAAGAACGAATTCCAGATCAAAAATGAAAATGAAGATACTGCAGACTTGATGATATACGGAATCATCGGCGATTACTGGGATCAAGTTGACGCGAAAGATATTGTTAGCGCGATAAGAAATATAAAAGCGAAAACAATAAATGTAAGTCTATACAGCGACGGCGGCTCAGTGTTCGCGGGACTTGCAATCCACAACGCGCTTAAAGAACACCCCGCGAATGTTATTGTTAAAATTGATTCACTTGCCGCTTCGATTGCCTCGGTTATCGCGATGGCGGGAGAAGTTGAAATGCCCGACAATTCGTTTATGATGATTCACAATCCGTGGGGCGGAGTTGTAGGCGAATCTAAAGACATGCGTAAGATGGCTGATATCCTCGATAAATTAAAAGGCAGTTTAATAATGCCTTACAATTCTAAAACCAAAATTGCCAACGAAGAAATTTCCAAAATGATGGATGAAGAAACATGGCTTACCGCCGCCGAGGCTGTAGAGAAAGGCTTTGCCGATAGGGTCATCGGTGAAACAAAAGCGCAGTTTAACAACTTCGCAATTTTTAATCAGCTTACAAATTTTAAAAAAATACCGGAGCCTATAAAAAATCTTCTTGCGCAAACACAAGACGAAGCGGGAAAAGATTTTCTTGACGAAGTAAAAAAAATAATGGATGAGAATCAGAAATTATTAGAAAACAAAATTAACACAATCACAATCACGGGGGGGAATACCTTGGAAGAAAAAGACAAAAACAAAGATCTTACACCAGAGCAGCTTCGCAAAATTGAAGATGAAAAAATCGACACGTTTGCGAAGAATCGCCTTGACGGTAAGTTCAAAGCATATGCCGAGAAAGCTAAGGCATTAAGTTTAACTTACGAGCAGTTCACCGCTCACGTATTTGATAAAATACAGGAAGAAGGAAGCGCGTTTGAAACACCGGCGTCGTTTCTTGATTTATCGCCTGCGCAATTAAAAACATTCCGGCTTACACGCGCCGCGCAAATGGTTATCGAAGGAAAAACCAAAGTGCCGGAATCTGAAAATATCTCTTTTGAATTCGAGTGCTCGAAAGCGATTGAAAAGAAATTAGGCAAAGCTCCGCAGAACGGAACGATCTATTTGCCTTACGACATCCGCCAGCGCGAACTTAAGCACTCTGTTAAGAGCAATAAGTTTATGAACGCGCATTCCACCACAGCAGGAGAAGGCGGCGAGTTCGTGCCGACCGAACACAGAACCGACCTTATGCCTGAATTCTTACGCAATGCAACTGTTATGGGTAGACTCGGCGCTACTATTCTCACGGGGCTTCAAGGCAATCTTGAAATTCCTAAAATTGTTTCATCGCTTTCAGTTTCCGCGGTTGCTGAAAACAACGCCGCGAGCGCCTCTTACATTACTACAGGCAAGCTTACTGCTCAGCCTCATACGGTAAGCGGCAATACACAGTACGGCCGTCAGTGGTTTTATCAATCTGATCTTTCGGTTGATACAATGCTTATGAACGAACTCGAAGCGACGAAAAACGTTAAGGTAGATTACCTGTCGCTTAACGGTGACGGCGTTACTACCGAACCTCTTGGATATTTAAAGATACCCGGAATTACCGATGTTGAAATGACCGCTCCTACATGGAGAAAAATTCTTTCATTCGCAAAAACAATAAAGAAAGCAAACGCATTTAGCGGCAGCCGGTTTGGATGGTTGATGTCCGCAGACGTAGAACAGGAAGTTAAAGCAACCGTTAAGTTCGCCAACACAGGCGAAACATTTTTGAAAGATGGATTATTGGATGGTTACCCATACGAATGGTCCAACCAGGTTGGAGATCAGGTACTTTCACTCGCGAACTGGGCTGAAGCCTATATGTTGTTCTGGGGCGCCGAGGAATTATTGATAGATCCTTACAGCCTTTCAACCGCCGGTCTTGTTAGGCTTACAATTTTCTCGATGTTTGATTTCTTATTCAGACAAACACAGGCCGGTGTTATTGCTGATGATTACGCGCTTGTTGGATAATCTTGAAACGATGATTAGTCCCGCGAAAGCGGGGCATTATAAATTTTGTTAATTAATTAAAAGGAGAACCAAATTGGAATTTCCACACGTAACACCTTGGGACGAAAATAAATTATCTGTCGTTGAAAAAATGAAAGTGTTAAAGCCCTTTCGTGATAACAAGAACGGGGAGATAATTAAAATGAAGAAGGGCGATCCTATTGATTTGAAGGGCGATCTTAAAAAAGATTTGTACCATCAATTAAAGGTTTGTTACCCTGCTGATTTTGACGCGCTTGATAAATTCTTTGAAGCGCAGAAACAAAGCGGCGTTACTTATGCCGCGCCGCCTTCGGTTGCTAAAGCTACCGATGTTGATATTTTAAAAGGCAAGGTTGCCGAGTTGGTTATTGTAGTTGAAGCTCAGAATAAAACCATTGCCGAATTGATTGAACAAAATACGGCTCCGGGTAAAGGAGGTAAAAAAAACTAATATGAAAAAATTCATAAGCATAATAATAATTTTATTTACCGCGCTGATGATAAACACATCGGCGCAAACCGCTACGGATAATTTGACTGTTGTTGATTTCCAGAACAGCATCTCTTACGTCTGGCGCGGGGTTGATATTGATTCTGCCGAAACAATCTGGAGTCAATGGTTTAAGCTTGCCGATTACGACGGCTTTAACACAACCACGGAAATTATAGGCACAACTACAATAACCGCATTAGATACTGTGGGGGGAGATGGTGACACGTTGATCGTGTCGTCAAACTCATATGCTTCTGTGGTTAAACCTCAGATTGGTTACAAACTTACACTTGACGCCGGAGCTAATGATACCGCGCTCGTGAGCGTATACCATTTTGTTAATTACGTTCACCCGGATTCATTAAGCGATTGGATTGTTGCGGATACACTTAAAGCTATAACGGCGGAAACAGCAGGCAAAGCGGAGGTAGATCTCAACAATGTTAAGGCGCCGTACCATAAGTTGAAAGCGGTTAACGCAGCAACCGGTGCGGCGGGTAAACTTAATTTCGGAATTTATTTTGCTAAAAAAGAATAACTAATGTCAATCACCGAACGTGACATATTTCTCAACACAACAGACTTCGCCGAGACGGTTGTATTCACACCTTTCGGCGGGTCTGCTAAAACTTTGAACGGGTTGTTCTGGAGCCCGGGAGAAGTTGTTAATGTTGGCGGAGTTGATATTATACTCCAAAACTATATGATCGAACTCCCTTCCGAAGAGGTTGCGGGTTCGGACACAAATAGCACTGTTGTTAAAAACAGTATCACTTATTACACCGGTGAACAATTACCCGACGGACATGGGTTTACAAAAATTAATTTATCGCTGGATCAATATTAAAATGATTCCCGCCCGTCTGCTCCGGGCAGGCTTAAAACATGCGGGAATGAAGGAAAGCAATGGCGCTGGCAAGTATAAAAGATCACGAAATTATTGAAGCGATGAAAACTCGTTTTAAAGCAATTGCAGCCGGCGCGGATTATTACTACACATACAAACACGTCACCGATTGGTACACGGCAACCTATGATAAAGTTGGCGATTCACCGAGTATCGATATTAAGGATGATGAAGAAAGTTTGCTTCAAGTGCAGGAAAGCTCGGAAACACTTCACGATATAGACATGCTTGTACACATAGATATTATTTGTATCGGCAAATCTCACGTTGAAAACATCCGCAAGATGAAAGCCGATCTCTTAAAAAATATTAACACAGATCTAACCTGGGGAGGGTTGGCGTTTCATACAACGTTTATAAGCTCACAAAGAAACGTGGTTGATCAATTAGGAAGAAAAGTTTCCGATATGAGAATAAGTATCGGGATTCATTTTAGAAAAAACGCATGGAGTAATTAAGATGAAGGATGAAAAAGAAAACGTTGCTTCGACAGGCTCAGCAACCGATCAAGATGTCGCTGCAATTAATCCCCCGCCGTTAGCGGGTTCGTTTATTTTAAGCAAGGATAGAAAGCTGTGGATCGCCGGTGACGACACAGCGAAACAACAGGTTGAAAATTACTTAAAAGAATTTGGTGAGAAGGCGGCAAAGGAAATTAGAATTAAATAGATACAAGATTTGAGACACAAGATTTCAGATTAAGAAAAGTTTATCGGGGGGAAAATAAATGGAAAAAGTAAGAGGATTAATCCTCGCAAAGATTGAAGGTACATACGGCGCGGACTCATCACCGGCTGCGGCAACCGAAGCTATTATTACCAAAGGCATGCCGTCGCTTGAATTTATCGGCGATGCAAAAGCTCGTGAAATACCTTTGAGTTATTTTGGAGCAGTTGCGCCTGTTAATGTTGGCCAGGCTCTAAAAGCTACATTCACAACTGAGCTTAAGGGCTCGGGCACGGCGGGCACGGCTTCTCGTTACGGATGTTTATTCAAAGCATGTAACATGACTGAAGCTGTGAGCGCGGGCGTAAGCGTATCATACACTCCCAACAGTGTACTGGACGGCTCTTCGGTTACTTTATATTTCCACGCGGGCGGAACTAAACATTTGCTTGTTGGTTGTGTCGGTACCTATAAACTCAATCTTAAAGCGGGTGAGATCGTAACAATCGATTGGGAATTCACCGGGCTGTATGCGGGCACTCATGCTTCCACGGTTACATATCCAACGCCAACGCACGAAGCTATCGCACCAATTTACTGGCAGAAAGGTAATTTCATTTTAAATGCCGTTGAAGATTTGGTTGTAACTGAAATGAGTCTTGACATAGGCAACAATGTTGTTAAACGCGATGACGGAAACTCCGATAACAACGGCGTTGCGCGTTATGTTATAACAAACAGAAGCGCGAGCGGCAGCGTAATGATTGAGAAAGAACCTCTCGCAACACTTAATCCATGGACGTTGTGGGACGGCTCTACTCAATTTAATCTTGAAACCAAACCAACCTTAACGGCGGGCAACATTTTTGAAATAGCAATGACCGGCGCAACGTTAGGGATACCAAGTTACGGGGACCGTGAAAACATAATGATGTGGAATCTTCCGTTCACGTTTAACCCAACACTTTCCGCCGGTGATAACGAAATAGTAATAACATTCAAATAGTTTATAACAAGCGGGCTGCGCGGGTACGCTTCGCCACCATCACCCTGCGTGGCTCGCTTTCAAATTAAATGTAGGGATTTCATTAATGAAATCCCTACTACAAAAAAACAAGGGGTAATGATGGCTTTAGTGCTTAGACAAAAAGAATATGAAGCGGAATTTTTCGATAACATCTCCGGTGAGCGTGTTATACTTTTTTTTAGACGCCCTACAACAAAAGAAAAAAATAAATTTAACTCAGCAATAGCCACCCATCTTCTTAAATACCGCGAATCCGACAGCCGTGAAAATTTTATTGAAGACAACAATGATATTAAAGAAGAATGGGGTGATAAAGTTTTAACGGGCTTAGGGGAGGGATGTTTTTATCTCGATGAAGCAAGCGAAAAAACAATGTCCTCCAATGAAAAGTCTGAAAATTATTATCCGGGCTGGAGGGCGGTAATTAAAGAAGAACGTCCTGAGCTGTTAAGGGCAGTCTGCAACCTTGCTTTTGGTGAAGTAAGGCATCTGCCGGGCACGGAAAAAAAAAGGACTTCGCTGAAGAGTTTAGACAATACGACCGAGCAGCTTTAAGCGTAACGTATGAAAGAATTTTAAAAGAACAGGGCGGCAATAAACAAGCCGCCGATTTAATTTGGCAGGATTACCAGAGTGACAGAAAAGATTATGAACCAACATGGATGTTTAATTACATGATGCACTTACATAACCTACAGAATACCGGTTACAAAATTGACCCGGACGATTTAAGCCCGGAAGAATGGGATACACTTTCAGAATTTAAGATTGCGTTAAATAATTACCAAACAGAAAAAATAAGACGCAAATAAAATGGGAACGAAAAACAGAGTTGAAATAGAAATAGACGGAAAGAATAACGGGGCTATTAAAACTGTTAATGGCGTTGAGAGCGCGTTAGATAAACTTGGTCTAAAGGCAACGGGCTTTGGTTCTAAGCTGCAAAATGTTTTTGGACTGGGCTCGCTCGAAGTTGCTGCCATCGGCGCAATAAGCGGCATGGGCTTGTTAATAAAAAATGCTATTGATACTGCCGATAGTTTTTTAGAAATGAGCCAGCGTATTGGAGTAAGTGTTGAAAATCTCAGTACACTTGAGTATGCCGCAAGTTTAACGGGATTGGAAATTGAATCTTTTGAAACGAGCATCCGGAGATTAAGCAGAAATATTTTAGACTTCAGCCAAGGCAAAGGTGAAGCTGTTGATGCTTTTAATATGTTGGGGATTTCTGCAACGTATGCAAATGGTGAACTTAAAAACGCAGATGTAGTAATGCTTGAGATAGCCGATAGATTTGCGGCGATAGAAGACGGGAGCGAAAAAACCGCGCTTGCTATGAAACTATTTGGCAGAAGCGGAGCCGAATTAATCCCAATGCTTAATGACGGGTCTGTCGGCATTGAAAAATTACAGGCAGAAGCGCGTAAACTTGGTTTGGAAATATCTACAAACACAGCAAAACAAGCAGATGCTTTTAACGATAATCTTACAACTCTCAAAGGATCATTTACAGGCGCAGCAAATGAACTGCTTATTGGGTTGATGCCTGCGCTAACTGGTTTCAGCGGTATCCTGGTAGATGACATTGCCCCGGCTATAAAAAGATCTGCAGAAACAACAGCAACTTTTGTTAAAGGTATTGCCGGAATTACAGATGAAATAGTTACTATAATGAACGAGCCGCAAACAAATGAGTTTATAAAATTTTTAACCTTGATATCTGGCGTAGGCGGAGTTTTCGGTTTTACTTTTGAAGGCGAGATGAGGTTGCCGGATGATGCAAAAGAATTAATGAAGATGGCGCGAGGTGAAGTTTACGGCGGCGGAATTAATTTTGTTACAGCAGAAAAAGAAGCAAAAGTTCAAAAGATTTTCGAGAATTTAAAAGCAGCAAGAGAACAATCTGAATTATTGAAAAATTCTATTGATCAATTTTATTTAGACGCAGAAAAAGAGGATGCTCTAATTGGTGGAACTTATAACCCCGATGTTGATTTGATGTTGGAAAAATTAAAAGAGCAAGTAAAAATTAATGAAAAAATTCGTCAAGAGCAGGAGCAGTTAAACAAAGATTGGGAACAAACAGCCGCAACTTTGCAGAACGATATTCTTTTAGCCGGGCTGGATCCTTTCGATGCAAAACTTTTACAGCTCAATTTAAAAGCCGAAGAGCTTAAGCAGAAGTTTGCCGGAATACCCGGAAGCAGAGCGTCAATAAATCAGAATCTTCAGGCACAGCAAGCCGCCTTAATTTCAGATGCTGCCAATAAGGGAGTTGAAGACGCATCCTCAATGGATGAGGATATGAACGCCGAAATATTCGCGAAGGACGAAGCGGAACAAACCGCTGCGGAAGAGACATGGTTATTTAAACAAGGTTTAATGATTGCCGAATTTGAATTAGCTGAGGAACTTAACCAGGCGCGTATTGATATGGCTGTTAACGGCGCGGGCATGATGGCTGACGCAATGAGTTCATTGTATCAAACCCTCGGCGAAAAAAACAGAGTTTGGTTTGACGCTTGGAAAGCCTTCGCAATTGCGGAGGCAACAATAAACGCATACAACGCGGTACTCGGTGCATACAAAGCCGGGGCATCACTCGGCGGGCCTATTCTCGGCGCAGCTTATGCGGCGGCTGCCGGCATTTTCTCTCTCGCTAAAATTGCGCAGATAGCCAGTACACAGCCGGGCTCACGCGCTGGCAGTTTATCTGCGTCATCATCGCAGCCGTCAATCAGCAACAATCAACAAACTACCAATAACAATAACAACGCGGTTACTAAAAATTATACAATAGTAATTAACAGCAACTACCAGGATCCTGATCAGCTTGCGCGGGACTTGATACCACATCTTAAAAAAGCAGAGGGGGACGGGCTTGGGTGATTCATGGTTGATGGGTGAGGGTTGATGTTTAATGTTGAAAAAAAACAATGAGGAATTTATGAAAGATTTTTTCGGACAAAATTTTAAATGGATTATAACTTTAGCTTTTTTAACCGGCGCGAATATAACAACTATTGTATTGGCTGTTGAAAGTAAAATTGATAAAGAAACAGCTATTCAGATTGTTGATACGAGATTGGCCGAACGAGCTTATCCATTGATTGAAGGCAAGTTAACAGAACGCGATATGATAAGATTACAAGCTGATATTCAAGAAATAAAAAGCGACATAAAAAAAATTCTTAATGAAAAAGATATGAAAAAATTTCTTAATGAAAATTCGGGGGAAAAATGAAAAATCAATTGCAGTCAAAAACAATTTGGGTATCAATAATTATAGGGCTTGCGTCCGTATTGGCATTGTTTGGAGTTATTGATACCAAGAGCATAGACTTATCCCCTGATGCCGCATGGGTAGGCATCGCATGGTCTCTTATTCAATACATTTTAAGATTGGTTACGAAAGAGCCGGTTAAACAAACGCCTGTTAACAAAGCGTCAATTATTGTAATAATGTTTCTTGCTCTTACCGGCTGCGCCGCAACTGCAACCACGGATACCGAGGATACTTTTATCATTGACATTGGCACGGAAAAACTTACCGAGATTGTTAATCTCTATTATAAATCCGGAGAAGGCGTAATTAAATATCTCGAGACAAAAGAAAACGCCTTGCCTATTGCTATTGACCTCTTCTACGATGTTATGAGAACAGTAAAAGATTTTAGTTATGCAGAACTGGAAGTAAAAAATCTTACCGATCAAGAAATAATAGATCTCGTTTCATTATCAAAAAATTTTGATCTCGGTGAATACAAAAAATATTTTGAGTCTGCTTGTAAGTTCGCGCTTTTCGGTATTCAGGAAAGATATAAGTATTACAAAAGCATGGAGGGGAAAAGCGAAAGTGTTGGATGGCTAAATTATGATGGATTATGGTTGATGAAAGAAAAGAGCTTGTAAATAAAAGGAAAATAGAAAAATGTTTGAATGGCTTAAAAAGAACGGACTAACATTCGTGCGCGCAATAGTTAGGTTGTTCGTTAAAGACCATACCGTTGTGGGTAAGATAGGTAAAGCTATTGATGAAGCGGAAGAGAGGAAGCAATAAATATGCAGCTGAAATATTTGATAATACATTGCACCGCAACTCCGGAAGGAAGGAATGTAACTGCCGATGAAATCCGGCAATGGCATATCGGCCCCTCGGATAGAAGCGGCGGGCTGGTGATGTACAAAGGAAAAATTATTTATAAAAATAATTTACCGAATGAAGAAATCGGCGGCGTATCTGTAAAGACTTTAAGAGGGCGCGGCTGGTCCCGTGTCGGTTACAGCGATCTTATTATGCTGGACGGCTCGTTAATTAATCTAACTCCCTTTGATCAAAACGATGAAGTTGATTATAACGAAATGACGTGGGGCGTACAGGGATTAAACGGCGTAAGCAGGCACATAGTTTACGCGGGCGGTTGCGATAAAAAAATGCAACCAAAAGATACGCGCACACTTGCACAAAGAAACACTCTTAAAACTTATGTAGAATATACAGTTCTCCGGCATCCGGATATTAAGATTGCCGGGCATAATAATTTCGCGGCTAAAGCATGTCCCTCATTTGTTGTTTCAGAGTGGCTTGAACAAATATCAATTAAAGAAAAAAACATTTTTAGAAATGACCCCGATAATACTATATAACAATTTATTCAGGAACGGTACGCTCACGGCTTCTTCAACCAACGCAGACAGCGCCTATGACGTTGTTAATATAATTGACTGGCGGTCATACACGTTATGGAAAAGCGGCAGTGTGGAAACAGTTACTATTGCCGTAGAGCTTGCCGGCGCGGCTCCGGCAAATACTATCGGGATATTTAATCACAACCTTGGTACGGCAGGAGCAACTGTTAAAGTACAATACGAAAACAGCGGCTGGCAGACCGCTTTAACTTTTGAACCGGCAAACGACAAATCAATTTTAAAAATATTTGATACCTCATCGCACACAAATTGGCGTATCGAGATCTCCAGTCTTGGAGCCGTGCCTTACATAGGCACAATGTATTTAGCAGAGCGGCTTGAATTTTTATGGCCGCCGGTTATACCGGTTGACCCTGTGCAGGAATCAATACAGATAGAAGGTGAATACAGCCGCGCCGGTGACTTCTTAGGCGGGCTGCTTACTTATAATCCAATACGTGTATCGCAAAGGTTTACATTAATTACCAGAGCGTGGTATGATACTTATTTTAAACCGTTCTGGAATCTTCACGGGAAATTATTAAGGCCCTTCTTTTACGCTGTTGATCTGGAAGTGAATACCGATGATGTTTATTTCCTTCAGTTTGATCCGGCGTTTGTCCGGAGAAATCCCTTCTCGTTAAAAACTTATTACGATGAATTTTCAATTGACTTAATTGGAGTATCGGAAGAATGAGTTTTGCAGACGAACAAAATAAATTACTCCGGAGAAAAATTGATTACGTAGAAATAGATATGGATTTCTGCGACAACGTTTATGGGGTATCTCCTTGCACCGCCGCCGACTCGATTAAATGTTATAATACTTTTTTTACTTGTAAAGACCCGGCAAATTTCGCGAAGATTATTAAGACATATAAATTCATCAACCACGATCTTCCAGCTTCAACGCGCGCGTATTACTTTCCGGCAAAACCAACCATAAAAAGTGTTAATGACCTTCCAACAGAAATAAAAGAAGCCGATACGGTTACCCGCCGCTTAAAGGTAGAAATTTACGACGAGCCTGATAATGATGTTGGCGTTGATCCTTATTGGTCTGAAAGAAATAAAATACAAGGAACATTCTGGAAAAAATTTCTTGCTCGTAATCCTAATTATAGAAACAGAATAATTAGATACTACGAAGGTTACGAAGGACTTGATACGGCGGATTTTCAGATGCGGTTTATCGGCAAGCTGGAAAACATAACTATAGAAAAAGGTTTTGTAAATATTGAAGCCGTTGATTTAATGAAAAAATTAAGCGAGACCGAATACCCGCTTAAGACCGATATCAGTTTAGCTGAAGATATGCCTATGATGTTTGAAGCCGCAAGCGAAACCGAGATGACTGAACTTGAAGCATCGATAGGTGATTTCTGCAGACGAATAGATTTCTTGCCGCTTACAACAGGGACTTTAACCGGAGTTGTAGACGGCTCCGGAACCTTAGATCCGGCAGAGACTTATTGGTATGTTGTGTCTGCCATTGATGCTCACGGAAGAATTTTTGCTTATGGATTTCCGACAGGATATTCGATTACACCGGGAGGAAGTAATAACGCTGTTGATATTACCTGGTCATCAATTGCCGGCGCGGCTAATTATAGAATATGGGTATTTGCAACAAGTACCGGCGTAACTTCTTTTGTTGACGCGGGCGATGTTACTACTTTTAGAGACTTAGGAATTTATGATGAATCGGGCTCATACCCGTTACTGAAAGCAGAAAGATACTACCGCTTAGATTCAACGGATCCATCGAGCGCGGGCAATTGGACTGCAATAACAGCGGACTTAACGCTTGATGTTACAGACGCTTCAGAGATGGATGCCTCTGGATATTTTAAAACAGACAAAGAAATTATTTATTACTCCGGGATAAGCACAAACACTTTAACGGGAATAGTTCGCGGGCAGTATGATTCAAAGGTTGCAAGGCACACCGAAGGAACAAACATATTCCTTTATTTGACTTATGCTGCAGATAACCCTTTTACAATAATGATGGACGTGCTTGATAACATCGGCGTGACATCAACATACCGCACAACAAAATTTGATGATTACGAAGCCGCATGGTCCGGCCCAAACTTTGGGTTGTTGATAAATACCAAGGATACAAAACTAAACAAACTTTTCTTCCAGCTCGTGAACGCTGTTGACTGTATGTGTTTTCAAAATGAAGAAGGCAAGGTTGATATACTTTCGCACGCGGAGATTCCGGCTTCTTTTGAGCACTTAAACGACCGCGCAAATTTTATCCACGGCTCCGGATCCGTGGATGAAAACGACGCCAGCAGATACACCGACGCTGTTTTATACTGGAATAATTTTGACCCGGACAAAGCGATTGAAGAAAAGGACGGCTTCAATAGAATAAACATAGGAGCTGACGCAGATGCCAGATCACCCAATGAATACGGGGATGAAAGATATGATCTTCAATACTGTATATGGCTTAACGTTGCTTTTGATGCTGCTGCAACTATAGACGCTTATGTTAATTCATTACTTGATAAACGCCGCCAGAGACACCGTGACGCGCAAGCTTTACTTACCGAAGATGTTGAGATAAAAGATTCCTCGCTTAAGGTAGGGCAGATTGTTTTTATAAGCACGAATGAAATTCAGGATATACACGGCAATGATTTAAAAGAGACCGCTTTCCGCATCATAAAAAAAACGCCGAAGAAAGGAAAGATAACTATTGTATGCAAGAGGATGTACTCAGGCACAGACACGCTTAAAGCAGAGACTGGAGCAGACATACACACAGAAGAAGATGAACCAATCTTAACTGAGTTGTTTTCTTAGCAAGATCAAAATTTACATGGGGGACAAATGAAAAAGATACTTTTAATAATATTAATATTTGTGGCTTCAAATTTTATTGAAGCGCAAAAAATATCCGAACTTCCTGAAACAACAACGCTTTCTGCTGATGATTTATTTCCTGTGAAAATAGAGGGCGGTACTCGAAAGATTACATGGAATAATATTTTTGGAACCATTATAGATTCAACGCTAGTTTTATTTTTAACAGAATCAGATATCGAAGATTTAAACACGAAAACCGTTAATCTGGAATTAAATATATATAACGATACAACGAAAACTTATCGAAAATTATTGGATCAGAATTTTAAAATAATTGACAGTGTATTTAATGACGTTGTTACCGCTGTTGTGGCTGTAGATAACGTGACCCTTGAAAGAGTTGGCGGAATGATACAGGTTAAGTCTCTTGGAATCCAGGGGGAAAATATTGCCGATGATGAGGTGGGGCTTCAGCAATTAAGCCCGACAGTTATTGCGCTGCTCAATGGGACCGGACTTGCAAAAGACGCTGATGATGAAACGCTTGAATATATTGTCGAGGGCGTTGATACTGTTGTTAAATTACATCGTGATTACAAAGCAAAGATTGATAAACAAATATATGCAATAGATTTTGTGAGTACAGCTAAACGCGCGAATGCGCCCTCGGGCTTAACTCCATCTGAATGTACTGCCGCAATAAATAATGCAAATGATTCCGCTAAGGTAAATGGCGAAATGTTTGTGTTAAACGCGGGGTCCTGGTCATTAAATGCCGACGTTACTATTGATTCGAATGTGACAATTAAAGGACTTGGTATTGGTACAAAAATTTTTGTTGCGAGCGGTTACACATTAACCATCAAAGGATCATTTGAGAATGTTGTTTTTGATACGACTGGGACTGTAGATTTCAGTGAGTCAACGAAAATAACGGAAGTCACTCCGCAAATGTTTTTGGCTAAGGGGAACGGCGTGGCTAATGATAGAACGCCGATTCAAAAAGCGATTAATAGTATTGGGAAAGGCACTGTTAATTTTGGGAATGCAGATTACTTTGTTTCTGCGGGGACAATAAATTTGAAATCAAATGTAAATTTAAAAGGGAATTCGGCTATTGTAAGAAATACAACAAGGTTTTTGAATGTGTTCACGGCTGAAAATGTTTCCGACATAGACATTGATGGACTAACAATAATCGGCGGAAGTTCAATTGAGGGCGATGGTAGACTGTTAGGTAATGGTATATTGTCTGATAACACAAAAAATCTTACAATAAAAAACTGCAAAATATACGATGTTCAGAACGGCGTTATGGATGACAACTCGAATTTTTTAACGATAGAAAAAAACTATTTTCAGAACCGGCAAGCCGGGGCATTCACTTCTTTACATTTAAGAGGGACTGCTAATAGCAAGGTTATGTTCAATGATTTCATTGATTCGCTGCATACAAGTTCTGCAAGTACAACCAACGCTATATACTGGTATAACGCCGAGCAGCTTGCTGTTAATAATGAAATTGGAAGTAATTACACACTTGGTTTCGGGATGAATAACCCGGGTGATGGTTATGAAACCTTCATTCTTGTAGGCGGTCAGTGGAATGTACATGACAATACTATGTTGTATGGTTGGCGCACGATAGATATAGCTTCATATCCTTCGGAAAATTCAAGGGTAGGGAACAGTATTTTATCAACGAACACAATTAAATATGCAAAAGAATGGGCAATCAAAGCAGAGAAAAATTTATCAGGCGTACAAAGCCAAGAATATTTAATAGTTAATGAAAATATAATTGATTCGTGCGCGGCGGGCATACTTTTTTATGAAAATACGAAAAATGCGATTGCGACTAAAAACATAATAACAAGAACTTACGGGGCGCCGTCTTCGTCATCAGGTGCATTAGTAGCTATTGGCGCATCGAATTGCAAGTTTGTAGGCAACATTATTGATTCAAGCCAAACAAGGGGCGCAAAAATACAGGAGTCATCATTTATTGATTTTATTGCTAATAGTATTACTAATTCAGGACTCTTCGGCAATGAAGATTATGGTAATGGCGTCACCTTTGACGGTGTTTCTGGGTATAATTCCAAATATAACAGAATCCTAAGTAACTATATAGCTAATTCACTTGGTTACGGACTTCAAGTGCGATATTGTGAGGCTCCTATTATAATGGAAAACCACACGATACAAAATGAGACGCCGGATACGACGGTGTCAAAATACGCAGGTATTGGCGTTGAGCAAAGCAGAATGCCGATAATATCTTATAATGTTAGTAAAAAACAAAGTTATGGATTGCGCATATCAACATTGGTCAGCCCGATTGTTCAATTCAACCAGCTTGACTCTAATACAGTTGCTGATTTCAGCAGTGTAGGTATAACAAATTTTGGCGAAGTAAATGCTGGCACAGACAGTGTTATAGGAGGGCAAGCTAAGTTTGCGGGTTTAAATTTAACAGATTATTTAAGTCTCGGTAGCAATCCTTCAACGGCTGGGACATTACGTATGCATTATGGGGCTTCAATCTATTCGCGTAACTCTAACAATACGGCAGACTTAATTTGGATGTCAATGAATATCTTCACGGGTGGTAACTGGCTGGACATAGGACATAGTAGCAATATTTCCGGCTTAAAACTTTTTGGCGGTGGAAATAATCCAATGACTCTTAACCCAGATGGCTCTGTAAATTTTCAAGGCAACATCAAAAGGTTTGATGTACAGGTTCTTAGTTCTCAACAGGCTGCCGTACCCGATGCAACCGGAGGGTCAGTTATAGATGTAGAGGCAAGGGCGGCAATTAATGATTTTCTTGCAAAGGCGCGCGTGCATGGATTGATTGCGCCGTAAGCGGAGCGCGGGGCTTTTGGTTTTTCCATAATTTTTCCATAACCACGGAACGCCCACAGACGCCTATAGGCAATAAGCAGAAAAAAGAGCAAGTATTAAAAAACAAAAAACCCCGATTATAAAACATAATCGGGCTTTCTTTGAGCTGGTGATGGGACTCGAACCCGCAACCTGCTGATTACAAAGAACATTTGTTTATTTGTTTTTGTTTGGTAAATAAATTTTTTCCATGTTTTTTTCCATAATTACAATCGCGTATTTAGTTTCTTATTCATTGCTACTCGCTGCAGTTCAATCATTCTTTTTGTATATGATTTTAATGTTGTTACTACCGATTTATGCCGCATGAATTCTTTAACGAAATATAAGTCATGCCCGGAGTTAAGAAGGTCCGTTGCGCGGGCTGCTCTTAAGCTGTGAAATTTATAATACAAATTCATTCCGTATTTTTCTTTGTAGATTACTCTCAGTCTCATCCACCAGCTGTGGATAGCTTCTTTATCTTTGTATGTCGGGAACAGTTTGCCGGACTCCGGAAGATTAATTGTTCTCAAAAACTTTGCTGCGTCATCGAGTATTGGTATTGTATCTTCTCGTTTACCTTTTTGGTTTCGGAGATCGAGCACCATGTTTTTCATATCAAAATTTTCTGCACGAAGTTTTGCTGTTTCATCAATGCGCAACGCGAAAAAATACGTTAAACCAATCACCATATATTTATCAAGCATTTTATCTTTCTTAAGCCGCGCCATCAATAAAATTCTTTTACAAACCGGGAAAGCTTGCGGTTCTTTTTCTTCGGGCTTTCTTCTTTTAAACGGATTCTCATAGTGATAGTATTTGTTTTTTATAAGCCACGAAAAAAAAGAATGAAGATGATTGTTATAAGATGCAAATGTTGTTTGGCTTACCGGAACATTCCTGAGTGTTTCGTTATATTCTTTTACAACTGCGAGTGTAATTTTTGTTACTTCTCGATCGCCGATTATTTTAATTAATCTGTTGATAACTTTTTTATAAGACTTTACGGTTGCTGAGGATATATCGTCTTCAATTTTGCGGTCCTTGGTAAACAGTTCAAAGGCTTTAGATAGTGTTACACGCGCGCTGTGAGCGGGAATGTATAGGGTATTTGGAGTATGTGTCTCTACAAACTCATTTAACTTCAGTTCAGCGGCGCGTACGTTTGTTTGTTTGGTGGTTCGTTCGCGTTGCTTGTTTGAATTAATATCAAAATAAATAATCTGCCAGTACTTACCTTTCTTCCGGAGGAATGCCATTATTTTTTTTTCTTTGAGATTGTATTTGAGATATTATAAGTAGAACAATAATTACAAAAACGCTTACATATTGAAATACTTGTTTATTAGAATACCCTTCGTGTTTTAAAATATAAATTAACATTCCGGAACCAATCAAATAGAAAAATATTTTCTTAACAATTTTCACAATAGTTTATTTGCCGAATTGTTTTAAAAAATCAAAATCATACTGAGGCATTCTAAATGGATTTTCGGTTTTACAGTGAGGACAGATTAAAGCTTTCTTGTCAATACGTTCCTGACAGTAAGAACACTTTTTCCGATTGCCCGTAGATAACAAAACAACCGGCAGCCATATTGGCCCTAAAAGAAAACACATAAAAAAACTTATACAGCCTTCGCCTTTTTTTACGCCTACGGCAACCCCAATAATAATCGACGCAATCCAGATCAAGAAAAGAAATTCCATTCCATCACCTTCTATAAAGATTTGTCTCTGCTTACCCTTCAATTTAAATATACTTAAACTATCTTTACGGTGGAAATTAATTATTTGGTTTTTATTTTTGCATTTTTTTCCAAATCAATTTTAACATGAGCAGCTGTGATGCTTTCCGATTGAACCCGCAACACCCTGTTCTCTTCTGCTAAACTTTCATTTTCTTTTTTGAGGCTGTGGATTAGCAGCGCTTGATCGCCATGCATTTCTTTTAACGCCGTTACTTCTTCTTTTAATTTTGCAAGCTCTTTGCTTAGGGCTTCAACTTCGGTAATTAATTTATAATCAACGTTGCTTTCGCGCACAACTGCCGGGGATTGATCATCACCGTTAAGAAGCCAATTTATATCACAACCTAATTCTGAAAGCTTTGCTAAGATTCTTCCGCCGGGAACGCTATCCCCATCATAATAAGTTCTGAAAGCTTGTAATGACATGCCTAACTTATCCGCCAGATCGGTTAAACTTTTAAATTTCTTCTCTGCAAAAGTTCGTAAATTATTTCCAATTTGTTTTTTTGACAACATTTATTTTGCCCGAAGAGTTGTTTCAATAGCTTTATAATTAATAGGTTTAGTCCCATATGACCATCTCTTTTCAAAAAAATTATAACCATATTTTTGAACAGAGCCGGTTTCGTTTTGTTCAAGAATATCAATCCATTCTTTATTGTTCATCCAAACAATGCCTAATTTTTCATTATTCACCAACGTTATTGTTGTTAATTTCTCTCTTTGTTTTTTACGATATCTTGTTAAAAAATAATGTTCAATTGGATCGAAAAATTTTTGAATTTTCTTTCTTTCGTAAATTGCCTGTAATAAATGTTTACATAAACGCTGTGGATTATTCATAGCAAATTGAATTCTTCGATCTTCAAAGTCAGGACAAGTACAAGTATATTTATATAGATTTAATTCATAAAAAAGTTTTGGTTCGCTAAAACTTTTTATTTTAATTGGTCTATCAAATTCATCGGGTAACTGAGGTAATTCTATTATTACCTCTGGGAAGTTATATTGAATATCTAAGCCTTCTTCCGTTTCATCTCCAAATTTTACCTTTACTTCTGGTTTATAATTGAAAGCATTTTTTAAAATTCGCTTAATCCCAAAGAAAATTATTGCGATTATTGCGGAAATAATAAGAAATGTTGACATTAATGTAATTCCTTTATTTTTTTCTTGACATCATAATGTAATTACCATATATTTCTACCCGAAAGAATAATATTAGGGGTTGAAAAGTGGAACATAGATATCTTCCTGAACAAAGAGCGCACCTTATGGAATTATATTATAAGTTCAGAAGGGCACAGAGAGAATACCTTGCTGCGCCGCCTGCTGAAGAAAATAATTACCTTAAAGCGCTTGAGCGCGAAACTCTTCTGGCAACTTCCAATCTTTCATTTCTTCAATTAAGAGAAGCCGCATATCTTTATAGGGAAGAGAACGCGCGTAGCTTAATGTCCATCTATATTTTTCGACCAGGTAAAAATGTATTGCTTCGAATCCTTTCACCTTTCCGTAAAATTTTTGACCGCCTAAATGATCACCGAATTTTTCTAAAGCGTAGGCGTGCTTTGCTTCGGTTATAAAAATACCGAGGTGATAATCATTTTCTGTTAAATGTTTTTTCATAAATAAAATTTCCTTTACTGATAAAAATAATTTCAACAAACCAACAACGGGTGAACGGCGATGACAAAAATATATACAATAACTAAATTCCAAGAATATAGCGACCCTGAACTTCTTGCAAAGTCTCTTATGCCTCAGAAGTCGGAATCAAGTCTTGTCACCGAACATACCGGCATAGGCAGCCATAGTTTCATTAAATCTTTTTGTTATGCTGTCTGCAATTTCCTTAGCAAACTTTTCTACAGGCTCGCCGGATACTTTAGCTTTCTCGGTTATCGTTATTTCAATCAACGTATTAACAGAGGCGTTTAACTTAATGATTTCATTCAACAACATATTATACAGATCACGGTCGCTAAAACTAAACGACGGCTCTTTAAATAGAAATTTATCCATACGTCAATTCCTCATTGATCTTCTGTCAATTCATTCAATTCAATTTGTAAAAGTTTTTCGCCTCTGGGTTTTGTCCTATAAAAAACAAGTAACTCACCATTACGATTACTACCGAAAGTTATCTGCCAATCATCAGGATAATTTGAAAGGCGTTTTTTCAACTCACCAATTGTTAAACGGCTTGCTTCTTCCTTTGCATGCATTTGTAAACTTAAATCATTATTCATGGAGACTCCTATGACAAAATTTATTATTGAAACAAAAGATCTCGGTTATGAGATATCATATTCGGTAACGCGCTATGATGACAACAGTACAGTCCCTTGCGAGGGTTACGCGCCAAAATCTTTAGAAGATTGCTTCCAAGTAATCCGGGAATCCGAGCAAGAAAAACTTGTTGCCGGATGGGATAGATTAACTCAAAGTCAAAAATTTTACGATGAATTAGCGGAGAAATTATATCCATTTCTTGAACCTAAATTTGATAAACATTACGAACAAATTGCAAAGGAATTAATACCGGCAATTTTTGAAGACGGAACCAAAGAAGTATTAGCGTCAATTCCTCGCAAAAAATTATAAAAACCAAAGAATGATATGAACGTACAATTTAACAACACAGACCTTATTAAGCAATATGTAGAGCGTGGCAAACTTCTTAACGCGGAAGAAGAGAGACTGCGTGCAATTATCGCTTTCGGGCGTAAAAATTACGTTAAAGAGCTGATGAAAAAATTTAACTGCAGCAACTCTGTAATCTATGATGCTTTTAACGGCAATAAGCCTGCGCGGCTTGCTGTTATACATGATGTTTTAAACTCCGAATCTCTTAAAAAACCCGGAAGTAATATAAACACAAACGAATCCGAAGCGCTTGGAGAAAGCGGGGAATCTACGCAAGGTAATCTAAAAAGTTAAGAATAATAGGCGGCGATGAACAGCGAAGAAATAAAACAAGCAGCAAATGTAAGGAAGGAAGTTGAGAAATTAATTTCCAACATGTTTTGCCCCGGGCAAAGGGCGGGGGTTGCTGTTGTTTATTCGCTGCCGCCTAATTATACAAAGGTTTATTACTCAACAAATCTTTCACGGGACAGCGGAATAAACATACTGAAGGCAACTACGGAAAAATTGATTTCAGAAACAAATTAAATGAGGTAACTAAAATGGCTGAAGAATTAAAAGACATGGACAAGCAGTATGAATTACAGGTTTTGGGCAAGATGCTTTTTGCATCAACACCCGCAGACAAAAAACGTTTGTCCGTAATTTGTAAAAGAGTGAACCAAATTAAGCGTTCAAAAAATTAAAAAGGGGTTAAATAAAATGACAGATACTTCGACAGGCTTAGTACCCGGGTTGGAAGACAAAACCCGTTTGATCATTGATTTTGAAAATGATGAAGAATTAAAAAAGTTTTACGAAAGAAATATTGGCGATTTAGAGGGAATGAAATTTCTTGAAGACCGAAGCAAAAAAGATCAGTTAAAAACTTACAATGTTGAATATGAAGACAACACGAGAAAACAATTCAACAAATATTTAGCTAACTCATTTAGAAAGTCGGTTGAGTTGGCTCTCGCCGGCAAGCTCAGCCGCGAAGATCATCAGGAAGAAATTTTACTGCTCGATGCAGTGAATGATTATTTGCAGTCAAGAAACATCATTCAACCAAACGAAACTTTTTACTGGAAATAAACAATGGATCCCCGCCAAAAACATGCGGGGATGTAGGAGGTTTATATGTGCGCGGCGGCGGATAAAATAAAAACAAATTTAATGGTAAGCGGGGTTAATCAAAAAAACCTCGCGAGCTATTTAGCAATCTCGGCGAAAACATTGAGCTATCAATTAAACAACTCCAGGCAGCTTAGGGATGACATAAAACAAGGGGCGCAAAAATTTTTTATGATACAAGGAATTGAATTAATACTTGATGACAGTAAAGAGTGCGAAGCCTTGTTGAAAGCCGCCGGGCATCTGCTCAATAATAAAACTTCCGAAATGAACCTTGAACAATTTTACGACGAAGTATTGCAAGCGATCTCCGATAACGTTTTAACCGAACGTGAAAAGTGCAAACTAATATCTGTGGTTGAACGGCTGAGGATCGCGAGTAAAAAACAAAATGAAGAAAGAATGGCGAAGGTTGAAAAGAGTATGGACTCAATAATTAATCTACTTAACCACGGGATGATCTTTAATGAAATCAATAACTAAACAACCGTTCCATTGCTGGGAGTTGGATAAGACAGTTACACATTCGGATGATTGTGTGAACTGCAAGCTTTATGAAGATTGCCAGCAGAGGTTGGGAGCTATTGGTTTATTCAGAACAATGTTTTTTATGCTGCTCATCGCGGCGGCGTTTATAGTAATTATTTTTTCGGGTTTATAGATGGCAAAGCAAAGGCAAATATCAAAGAGGCATGTGGAGCTTATGAACTGTGATAGTTACCTGTTCAGCATAGAAGATGCTTCGCGCTTGCTGAGGATGAGCCGCACAGATTTTGAGGAAGTATTACTCGGCAAAGATATTCCTTTTGTAGTTGAGAAGAAAAAAGTTATGGGAAAATTGAAGGATGTAAAATTAATAAGACATTATCACTTGAGAGAATTTTTAGAAAAAAGGGAAGTGATTTATGGCTGAATCAAAAATAGAATGGACCGAAAGAACATGGAACCCGGTTACGGGATGCAGCAAAGTTTCGCAAGGCTGTAAACACTGCTACGCCGAAGTAATGCACAAAAGATTAACGGCTATGGGAGTAAAAAAATACAGCGATCCGTTCAGCAAGGTTGTTTGTCACTATGAAAGTTTGATGAATCCGCTTAAAGTAAAAACGCCTTCAATATTTTTTGTTAACTCAATGAGCGATCTTTTTCATGAGGATGTGCCGGCGGAGTTTATTGCGTATGTGTTTAACACCATGGCCGCGTTTCCGCTTGTGTGCAGGAAAAAAGACTGCGAGCATGATGACCCTAATTGTTTTATGGGCGAATCTGAAACGAATCACACCTACCAAATATTAACAAAACGCCCGGAGCGGGCTTTAAAATTCTTTACTGAAGAAATATACGAAGTAACCAACCGCTGGCCCGGCAGCTATCCTTTGTGTGTTGCATTAGGCGATGACTGGCCGCTTCCGAATGTTTGGATAGGGGTTTCGGTAGAAGACCAGAAAGCGGCAGATGAAAGAATTCCTATGCTTTTACAAATACCGGCAGCTATTAGATTTATATCCGCAGAGCCTCTTTTAGGACCCATCGAGCTAAATAAATATGATAAAGAGTTGGGAATAAATTGGTTGACGGGGCTTGATGAAAATTACCCGGAAGAAGGAATTAATATGAAACTCGATTGGGTAATAGCAGGCGGGGAAAGTGGGAAAAATAAAAACGTAAGACCTATGCACCCGGATTGGGCAAGAGGTTTACGCGATCAGTGTAAGGCTGCGGGTGTGCCTTTCTTTTTTAAGCAGTGGGGAGAATTTAAGCCGATACCATTACCGTGCGCGTCTGTTTTCTTTGTCGAAGCTCAATATCATTTTATGAGAGACGGTAAAAAGAAAGCCGGAGCGTTATTGGACGGCGTTGAATACAAAGAATTCCCGAGAAGTAAACAATGAAACATAAAGACAAACGTTTTCCAATTATAACGATGCCGAATAATCATTGGGAAATTAACAGCGGAGCCGAAGACAGAAGTGGAAATATAGTTCAGCCAATCGCGCCGGGTGAAGTATGGCTGGCGCCTGACGGGTACAAGGTTGTTAACTACAAGCCCGCCGCGCTGAATGATAAACAAGCAAATTCAAGGAGCAAATTATGATACATAAAGACAAAGCTTTTGCAACCGTTACTATGCCAAATAATTTTTGGGAAGTTATTACAAAATGTGTTGAGAACATGGATGAGATTTCGCTTCGTAAGTATATAATCGAATCCGAAAACACTTCTGCACTTACCGGCAGACTTACCGAAGAAAAATTTAACGATATGTTCAAGGAGTTGGTATTTAATTTCGGGAACGGTTTGAAGAATGGATAAAAGCAAAATCCAGATCAGCTACTACGTTGAGACAGTCGGCAATACCCGCAAGATTACCGCTCGTCTGCCGCATGAGGTAAACTTAAAAGTAAGAGGGCTTACCGACCGGCAGAAAGAAATCGACTCGCCGCACATAATAGGCGAAGCGATAAGGAGCGTAAAGTTTACGTTCACTTTCTCAGAAGAAAAAGACTCCGCGTTCGTACGTTTTGAAATTCACAAGTTTGTTAAAAACATCGACATGGTAGAGCTGATGATTAAGCTCGCTGTTGATAAACTTATGGAAATTAAATGACAGATGAAGAAGTAGTTCCGCAAGGGAAAATAAAAACAATTTATTAAAAAATTATTTAATAAAAAAAGAGGTGGCTGGTGGAAAGATTAAAACAAATACCAATTGATCAAATAGTAATTGATGAAGCTAACCCGCGCGGTGCGGTTGATGTTAACTCTCCGGATTTTTTTGAACTTGCAAAATCAATTACAATTCACGGAATACTGCAGCCGATATCGGTGCGCAAGTTTGAAGATAAGTACAAAATAATCTTCGGCGAAAGAAGATACAGGGCGGCACTTTATTCCAACCTTGAAGAAATGCCGTGTATAATTAGGCAGCTTGATGATAACGCCGTTTTGGAAATACAACTGATTGAAAACTTACAGCGCAAAGGAATACACCCGCTTAAAGAGGCGGAAGGTTTTAAGAAGCTGTTGGATACCGGCAAGTACGATGCCGGGCTGGTGGCGGCAAAGCTTGGGAAGAATCTGAATTACGTTTATCAACGTATCAAACTAAACGATCTTATTGAGGAAGCAAAAACCGCTTTACTTGAAAACAAAATATTTCTCGGTCATGCGCTTATACTTGCGCGGCATGCCGAAGTGCAGCAGAAACCTTTATTAAAATTTTTAATGAACACATACAACGGCTCACAAAAATCCATTACCGAACTTAAGGAACATATAGAAAGCAACTATATGCTTGCGCTGCAAAATGTTCCTTGGAGCCTTAAAGACAAAAATTTAACCAAAGCCGGAAGCTGTGTTGACTGCCCGAAAAGAACCGGGTATAACGAACATCTGTTTCCGGAATACGCTGAGGATGACAGGTGCACCGATAAGGCTTGTTTCAGCGATAAATTAACGGCGTTCATTTATTTCCAGATAGAAAATTACCGGGAGAAAGGCGAAGAACTTTATCTGCTGAAAAGTTATTCCTTTAATAAAGCTTTACCCCAGTTTGAGAAAAACACTCTTAGTGAGCACACTGATTTTGAAGTCTACGACACCGGCATACACAAGCCGTATAAAAAGCTGAAGAAAAAAGGCATATACGTTGACGCGAACCAAAAAGCCGGACAAATAGTTGATATAATTCTCAACAAAGATCTGCCTGAGGTTATAGTCAGTGATATTGTTGATAATGAATTTTTTCCGGATGCATGGGAAAAACTTACTGAAGAAAAAAAGAAAGTAGACGAATACTTTACCCCAATTGATGAAGCGGCTGCCGTTGAAATTTACAACACGGCAATTACTGAGGTTGAAGAATTTGAGAATAATGAACTTGCTATAGTTGCCTCTGTTTTCATTCTCGATAACTACGTAACCATCAACACAGAAACAATGAAGGAACAAATCATAGACGCCTTTGAACTAAACATAACGCTTGATGATGTAAATAAAAAATCAAGTCAATGGTTCGGCATCTGGTATCCCGAATTAATTAAACTAACCCGTGTACAGCTTACACAGATCATTGTAAGAGTGCTTTTGTTATCACAAGCCGAAGATGATGAGTACTATTTCATAGTATCAAAACTCGGCGTTGATGTTAACAACATCAAAAGTAAATACATCTCCGGCGCGCTTGAATTGGGCAGAATTAACATAGGCGCTTCAATTGTATCAGGATACGAGGACGCTAAAGACGGTGTTTGTATTGAGATAATTTTCACGCGGGATTTTGTTGATTTGTTTTCCACAACTATGAAACTGCAATTACCTTATAAAGAGGATGAAGATGCCGAAGAAAACATTGACAGAAATTACACCTTACCTAAAACACGTACGCTTAAGCTTGCCGTACTTAACGCTCTTGATACTTTAAACGATGATTTGGACGGCATAGATTTTAACGAGGCTTTCATACCGGAGGAAGTAATAACTGCGATTAATCACATCAAAAAAGAAACAGACAAAATTTTAGAACAATACTGCTAACGAAATTAAGGGAAAATTATTTTGAACGATAGCACAATTTTTAATAATGATTTAGCCGGGAAAGTGGGAATCGAAAAAGCGATTTTGCTGCAGAGAATATTTTATTTTGTTGAACATAACAAAAATACAAATCAAAATTTCCACGACGGCAAGTATTGGTTTTATGATACCGCAAAAGCTTTTCTTGAAAAGTTTCTTTTTTTCAAATCTGTTAAGTCTGTTTACAGATGGATGAAGCAGCTTGAAACCGACGGTTGGATTTTGACCGGCAACTATAATGAGGACGCGAACGATACAACAAAGTGGTACACTTACGGACCTACTATGTTGGAATATCTAAAGAAAACCGCCTCTCAAAATGAGAGTCTGGAAAAAGAAAAACACGAAAACGAATCAAAAATTGATTCTCAAAAATTGGAGTCCAAACAAGAAAGCGTAAAAAACACGCTGAAAATTGATTCTCAAAATGAGAGCTCGGACTACCCAAAAACGGGAGTCGGACTACCCAAAAGTGGGAGTCGGAGTGCTACTTTTGAGAATCCTTTTAAAAAGGCTTTAAAGACACAGGATAGACACAGAAGAGACACACCAGGCGCGCGCGGGAAACATTTTGAATTAGTTCCGGAACAGTCTCAAAGAAATGCAATTGCTGAGGATGACGGGTTCCGAAGTGAAACGTTTAAACTTTTTTTAGAGGAATATCCCAAAAAGGAAAAGGAATACACCGCATGGCTGGAGTGGCTGAACCAAGGGATTGACACTAAGCCGTACATCCAAACAAAAATATTTGAATCGCTGCAAGCGTTTAAGCTTTGTGAAGAATGGGGGAAAGAAACAGGCAGATATATACCCTTTGCACATAATTGGCTGAGAGACCGGCGGTACAATGAGTTTCCGGAGGCTGCAGATAAGCAGCGCAGCGTAGTTGAGGAACATCAAACAAAACGGATAGGGGTAGAGGCATGAACACAATCGAATCGAATATAAAAAAAACATTTAATGAGCGAAGAAAAACTAAAGAAAAAAAAGGAACTCAAAAAATTGAAGTACAAAATTACATGATTCCACGCGGAGCAAAGCTTGTTGAATGTTATTTAACTGCAACTGAGGTATTAGTTATTGATGATATTGATACAGAAGACGAAACCCATAACTGCGATATGTTGGGCTGTGGAAGTTTATCACATGTCAAATATAGATTTAATCTAAAAGATAGTTATCAAAACAAAATTTAATAACATGACCAAATCTAAAATACCGCCAAACGCTGTTGAAGTTGAAGCCTCTGTGCTCGGCGCCATGATGCTTGAACCCGAAGCGGTGCCGAAAGGAATGGAACTGTTAAAGCCGGAACATTTTTACAGCAATAAAAACAGATCTGTATTTGAAGCGATGTGTTTATTGTTCAGAGCTAATCTGCCGGTAGATACTGTTACTGTTTACCAAGAATTAAAAAAGTCACCTAAAAATGATGTACAAGAATTAGCGGTGTATATAAGCGAGCTTGCGCAGAATATTTCATCTGCCGCGAACATTGAATATCACTCAATGATAATTATTGATAAATGGATACTGCGACAGTTGATAAATTTTTCCGTGCAGACAATTGAAAAATGTTACGCCGAAGAAGATGCCGTTGAATTGGTTGAAGCGGCAAAAGCAAAAATAAATCACATCACGGATAAAATTAATTTTATGGAACCGGAAAAAAATCTCGGCGATGAGCTGAAAAAGATTTATGAAGATTTGCAACACGAACAAACAGACGGCAGCAGGCTGGCTTATAAGACAACTAATTTTTCATCGTTCAACATTGCAACCGGCGGTATATTACCAGGTGAGATGGTTGTAATCTCCGGTCAACCTAAAGGTGGGAAAACAACTACAGGTTTATCAATCATGTTGGATTTCTTTAAAACCTATGGCGAACCAACCGCGTTGTTTACTTATGAAATGCCGTTCATTCAATACGCGAAAAAGAATTTATCTCTTGCAACCGGGACCCGTTACGACTACTTAAGAAACCCTGGTATGAAAAATAACGCCGGAGAATTGCATTACGACAAAAGGAAAATGATAACAACATTTGATAAAGCTGTTGGATTGTTTGAAGGTAAAAAGTTTTTTATTGTCGACGAAGTTTTAAACGAACAGCAGTTAGCATCAAAGATAAGATACTTAAACCGCAAGCATGATGTTAAAACCATAATGATTGATTACATCTCGTTGATTGAGGTAGTACAGAAACGCGAACGCAGAGACCTTGACATCGCTGAAATATCGCGCATGTTGAAGCGCCTAACTAATGAGTTGAAACTGCGAATGATTATTCTCTCACAAGAAAACAAAGAAGGTAAAACTGCAGAGAGCACGGCGCTTGAAAAAGATTGCGACTTTTGGTTCTCGGTTTCGAAGCCTATTAATGAAGGCAAAGAAAGAATAAAGATAGGGTCACAAGAATTGAAAGTTGACGGCGGTTTGTTTGTAATTGATTATAAGAACAGCCGTCATAGCGGCAGCGGCGGAAGGTTTATTACATACTATATGAAGAATGGAGAATACAAAGAAATTGATCCCGAGAGATACGAGCCAAACATCGGGGAACGCGAACAGGAAGATTTGCCGATATGATCTTAAATAAGAATAAGAAAATATTAAAGACCCTTTACAGACGGTTAGAGCTGCTCTCAAAACAATTTGTAAAGTTAAGAAGCGGCGGCAGATGCGAACGCTGCGGCAAGCCGGTGTTTTGTGAGTGGGCTCATTACTTCAGCCGCGCGTTTATACAGCTTAAGTTTCATCCTAATAATACTTTCTATTTATGTAAAGAGAATTGTCATCCTTATTTGGATTCGCATCCTGCTGAAAAACAAATATGGGTAACAAAACGTATAGGTGAAGACGCTCATAAAGAGTTAGTGATACTGAAGAATCAAATCTTTAAACCGAACGTTGAGTATTTCGAAGCTCAAGAGGTAGAGTTGTTAAAGGAAATCCATAAGGATAACGTGATTGTGTTATGAGTGAATGGGTAAAGTGCATATTAAAAATGCCTAACGGCGAGAGACTGCTTGCGCATCATTGTAAGAAGCAAGGTAATGTTATTTATGCATCGTTCGGTACGTTCACACTAAACCTTAATAAAGAATGGGTGTGGGTGATTAACAAAGATGTGAAGTTGGAGATAGTTGACAACAACTTTACAACCAAGGATTTGAAGAAGTTAAAGAGAACAGGAACAAATAACTTTTACTATGTAGGCGGTCATGATTAATATAAAAGTTAATAATATAAAAAAGGTTGTGGAGTCTCTTAATAAATTAAATAAGCACTCTCAATTTACTATGGCTGTAGCTATCAACCGGACTCTTTGGGATATGCAGCAGGAAGAGAAGAAAGAGATATCGAAAGTATTTAAAAATCCAACTGCATTTACAAAAAAGAAAAGTGTTGTTTACAACAAAGCTAAATATCCAGAAAAAATGACAGGAGAATTGAAACTCTTAGACTTTTTAGGAAAGGGTATGCCCCCCGATGATTATCTTACTCCGCAAATTTTAGGAGGCGAACGTAAGGTTAAGCGTTCGGAGTTTTGGTTGAGAGACAAGGGCTATTTACCATCAAACAAGTTTATTGCACCTGCGCCGGGGTTAACATTAAATCAATTTGGAAATGTTACACAAGGAAAGATGACGCAGATATTGTCAGGCTTAAGCGCTTTCAATAGCGCTGGGTTTGACGCTAACATCACAGCAGCATCTAAGAAAAGAAATCCAACCCGTGCAACCTTTTTTGTACCAAAACAACCAAGCGCATTGCCTTCAGGTATTTGGCAAAGGAATAAATCTGGGAATATTAAACCATTGTTCTGGTTTGTTTCAAAACCAAACTATAAGAAACGTTTTGATTTTGTTAAAGTTGGAATGCTAACTCACAAGAAAGTATTTGAAAAACATTATAATAAAGCATTTTCTGAAGGTTTTAAATAATTATGAAATTAAATGGGTCCTTTCTCAGAAAGGGGGTGCGGATACATTCGAAC